CCGTGGAACCAAGATTTCATCCGCGTGGCGGCGGCCTTCAACTCGGAGGGCACCGCACGCCACGATGACGACATCGACAGCGTGAGCGGCGGCGTGCAGATGCAGGCCGATGAAGCCGGGGGAGATGGAAAGACGGCCACCAGCGAGGCGGTGGTGGTGAGTATGGAATCATTGTTTAGCGATCAGCTATCAGCGGTCAGCGATCAGCTTCCGCTGGATTTGCGGAGGTAGTTATGACACCCAAAGGAAAGAAACGTTTCGAAGAACGGATCGATTGCGAAGTTGTGCTCCTGGAAGCCCAGGAAGACAAGCCGCGACGGGTCCGATTTGAAAAAGCTATGACGGCGGACATTGTCAACGGCAATAACCGCCGATATCCGGCCCAGGTGCTAGAGACAGCGGTCAAAGAATTACAAGACCATCTGCACGAAAGCGCCGGGCAGGGCCGTGCCATTCAGTTGCTCGGCGAGGCAGAACATCCGTCCGATAAATCGACCAGGCGTCCAAACCTGCTGGAAACGGTGACGAAATGGGAAGAGGTGGCGTTCGATGGCAGCAACGTCACTCTGACCGGTCGCGTACTGGAAACCAGCAAGGGCAAGGACATCCTGATGTTGATGGAGGGCGGCGTGATGCCCGGCGTCTCCATGCGTGGGTACGGTGACGGCAAATTTGTAAAGGCGTCGAAGGATGACGGCGAGAAAGATGAGATCTTCGAAGTCAGTGAGTTGCATATCACGGGGTTCGATCTGGTCCTGGAGCCGTCGTTCGAGAACGTCGCACAACTAATCGAATCAATGACGGGCGAGGAAGAGCCCGAGGAGGAAGAAATGTCTGAAGAACTATTAGCCAAGCTGCAGGAGCAAGAGAAAGAGAAAGCCGAACTTGCCAAGCAACTTGAAGAAGCCCAAAAAGCCATCGAGGAATCCAAGAAAGCGGAAGCCGAGTTGGCCGAACTCAAGGAGAAAGAAGCCGAGGCCGCGCGCGCCAAGAGCGTAGAGACGGCCATCACCGAAGCCACCAAGGAACTGCCCTACGGCGAGGAAGGCAACAAGCTGTTCGTCGAGGAGCTGCGTGAGAGCAACCCGCAGGACGAGAAGGCCGTGAAAAGCCTGTCCGAATCGCTGCGCAAACGCTATGACAAGCTATTCGCCGGTCGCAAGCTGGAGAAGATGGGCTTCGACGGCCAGATCCACGGCGTGCAGCCGATGTTCGAAAAGGAGACCGGGCAGCCGGAGTTTGCCAAGGCGGCCTACATACTCAACGAAGCGGTGGTCAAGTCTGAGATGCGCAAGATGCGCGATTTCAGCAAGGCCGAGACGCGGGCGGAACTGTTCACGGTGCAAATGCTGGAACGTTTCGACCAGCTCTACAAGCACCACCTGATCCGCGAGGCCAAAGAGTTCGAAGAGGCCGAGCAGACCAGCGACCTGAACCTGCCCTACAGCGTCAGCCGCGCGATCATCGCGGAGGCCTACCCGTCACTTGTGGCGGCTGGCATCTTCGATGTGGGCGTGATCGAAACCAGTCCAACACGTTTGTACTACGAGGCGCATTCAGGAGAAACCGGCTACAGCGCCACCGCAACCGCAGAAGTTGTGACAGGCGGCGCGGAGGAGACCTGGTATGACCTGACCTACGGGCGCGTCACACCCGGAACCGTGACGGTCACATCCAACCCGGCAGGAACGACCTACACCGAGAACACCGACTACGTGATCGATTACGCAGCCGGGCGCATTCTATTTTTGACCGCAGGCAGCATCAACGCCAACGACGTGCTGGTGACCTACACCTACACCGCCATCCGCCAGGGCGAGATGGTTCCCATCGAACGCGCGAAGGTCTCGCTGAGCTATATGACCGTGACGGCAGCCGCTGACCGGTTGGCTGACCAGATCAGCAGCGAGGCGATTGTATTCTCGCGCTCACAGCTCGGTTACGACGCGGTTTCGCGCACGATGGCCAGCCTGATCCGCCAGACGCAGCGCAAGATCGACCAGGGCCTGCTTTACATGGCGCAGACAGCGATCAGAAAGATCGCATCCAACACGGGCGGCACCTGGACGACCGGCAACGACGAGACCGATTACGACGACTTTGTGCGCCTGATCGGCGAGACCAAGGTGATCGTGGCAAACCGTCCGTACACGCCTACCTTCATTCTGATGAGCGTGACCAACGCGGAAGACCTGAGCAACTGGAAGGGCTTCAAAGACGACGGTTACCCGAACGCAGTCCTGAACGCGGCTGGCTTCGCTGGCGGCGCCAAGGGCCTGCCGGTCTTCGCCAGCACCGAGTTCCCGGATGACATCATCATCGTGGGCAACCGCGAGCTGGTGATGTACCGCGTGTTCCAGCCGATGATCGTCAAGGGGCCCTACCCGACCTATGACGTGAGCGGCAGCACATCCAAGCTGGTGGCAGCCGATCAGTATTACACCGAAGAGTACAACGTGACCGAGAGCCCCGTGGAAGAGAAGGGCGCTTATCTCGGCGTGACGGCTGGATCGTAACCCCGGCCCCCCTGTCATCTGCGATGACATCCCCCCAAATATCTCAAAGGTATTTGGGGGGAGATAGGTTGAATTTATGAGCATTATGTTAGCGGATCTCATTTCTGATTTGCAGGCGGATGTGCCTGCGGTGGACAGCGTGCCGAGCGCAGACCAGTACGAGCGGGCGATCAAGGAGGCTGTGAAAGATTTTTCGCGCCGCTGTGGAACGGAAAAGGTCGATACGCTCAGCATCGTTTCAGGAACAGCCACTTATGACCTGGCAGACGATTTCCTGAAGATGATCATGCTGGAGAGCTTCGCCACTGCGGACGGTGTGCTGATCAGCAACGAGGGCATCATCCCATTGAGCACTACCTGGGAGGAGCGTTCCTACATCCGCAACCGGCAGATCACATTCGATCCTACACCCACTTACAGCATGTCACGTGATTATCGCTATAAGGCAGCCTGGGCGCTGAACGATGACGGCGACGAGTACGAGGACATGGGCGAGGAGGAAGCCGAGATCGTGCTGTTGAAGGCGTCAGCGATTTGCCTGACCAAGCAGGCCAACACCATGTCGCCGGATGCCTTTGACTACCAGCAAGGTGACGTGAAAGTCAATACCGGTACACAAACGCTGGCGATGCGCGCGCAGGTGGACTCTATCGAGAAGCAATACATCAAGGCCTGTGAGCAGTATAACGGGCAGTATGGAGTGCTTGGATGAGCGTTACTTCCTTGCTTACTAAAGTTCGGAATTTGCGCTCGCAGAGCATTGCACTGCGACGTGGCGATGAAACACTGGACGCCCAGACGATGCGTATCGAGCGCACCAGTCGCGGGCGGATTTACGATGTGGACCGCACGTCGGAAAGGCGAGCGGACGCGGTCATCAACGCAGCGACGGACGCCGATATCGAAGTGGGTGACCGCTTCAACGACGAAAACGGCGTGCTGATGGAGGTGAGTTTTATCAGGCCAAACCGGACGTATGCGACCTTTGCCGAGGCAGTGGTAACCGAATGACGCTTCGACTGCGCTACGCTCCGCTCAGCGAGGAGTAAATGGGCTTTCACTGGGTGAGGCCGCCGTCAGAACTGGCGAAGAATATCGAGGAGTATGGCAAGAGAGCCTATGTGGCCATCCACGCTGCGGCGGCATTCTGGGGGCAGGGCACGCAGGACGAAGCCCGGCAGGACGCGCCCTGGGAAGACCGAACAGGCAACGCGCGCGGCGGTCTCTTTTATGCGGTGGACGGTTTTGGAATGGGCGAAGTAATTGGATCAGTGGAGGCCGATGCCAGGGCACAAATGCGCGAAACGTCGGTGGAGAAGGGCAGCGCGGACACACTGATCATCACGCTAGGGCACACCGTATTTTATGGCAAGTTTTTGGAATTATCAAATGCGGGCAGGTACGCGATCGTTATGAGCACCATTGAGCAGCGCCTGCCACAGTTGGAACGTAATTTGCACGACATTTTTCAGTAGGAGAGCCTAATGGCTTCTTTGCGAAATCGGATCAATCGAATATTCGGCAGGGCCAAAAAGCAAGACCAGCCGCGTGTGCTGGTGACCACGCTGCCGTCTGAAAAACCATCGCAAGAGCCGATGGACCTGGTGGAGAAGTTCAAGGCCGAGACGGAGCGCAAAGCGGTGATCGAAGAGTGCCGAAAAATGTACAAGACCGATCTGCGCATCAAGAAGGCCTTTCGCATGCTGGCCCAGGATACGATGAAGGGCGGGTTCTCGGTCAAGACTGCCAACGCGCAAGCCCAGGCGGAGGCGGATGCGCTGTTCTCGCGGCTGGGGCTGAACCAGAAGCTGGAGCGCTACGTGCGGCTGACGCCCAGGGACGGTGATTCGTTCTTGCAAAATGTGATCGATGAGAACATGAACATCGTCAGCCTGACGCGCAAGCCCACGCTGCGCATGCGCCGCAACACAGACGACGCGGACCAGTTCAGCGATCCGTCGAAAGCCTTCTGGATGGCGGACAAGATGTACTGGGGCATGGATCCGCCCAAGGACGTAACCTGGTTCGCGCAGTGGGAGATCATCCACGCGCGCTGGGAGTGGGACGAGGAGAGCCGCTACGGCACGCCTATGTTCGCATCCGGGACCGGGACGTTCAGGAAGGTGACCGAAGGCGAGATCGACATGGCCGTGCGGCGCAAGACGCGCGCGGGCATGCGTTATCACCACGTGATCGAAGGCAATGCGTCGGATGTGGAGGCCTACAAGGAATTGAACAAGACCGCCCTAAACAACCCCAACATCGCCGCGGCGGACTTTTTCAGCAACAAGCCGGGCGGGATCAACGCGGTGCAGGGTGACGCCAATATGGACCAGATTGCGGACGTGAAGCACCAGATCGCGACGCTGTTCGCCGGTTCGGACGTACCGATGGAGCTGGTGGCTTATGGCGAGGAACTGAACCGCGACATCCTGGGCGACAAACGTGAAGAGTACGAGGAGATCCTGCGACAAGTGCGCGAATGGACGGTGGACGAGATACTCAAGCCGCTTTTGGAGCTGCAATGGCTCTTGAAGGGCATACTGCCTGACGGGCTGGAATACGAAATCATCTCGAAGCACGCCACCGGCCTGAAAGCGCAGGACTTTTTGACGATCACCGACGCGGTGCTACGGATGAAGATCCTGGGTATTGCGGACGAGGTCATCAAGGCCATATTGGAGAAGCAACTGGGCGTGGATATCGGCGAGCTGATCCCGCAGACGGATGGCGAAACCGAGCGCTTTGCGAATTTGTTGAAGGGATTGAGCGTGTAACAAGATGTGTGTAGTACAAGTAGATACTCCCATTCTTGAAGCCACAGAAACCCCAACAGTTGCGGGCATCCCCACTTCGCGGCTGTACCGAGCGGGTTTCGTGGCCACGGCGCGCTTGCAGTTATTTTTCACCGGCGAGACGCACCAGTTGTTCGCGGAATTTACGGATGAGATGCGCTCACAGGTGATGAGCTATGCAGACAGCGAAGGAAAGCTGAACTCGCTGGACGGGTTCCGGCTCCAGGGACGACTGACTGGCATATGGGGGGATACGCTGATGAAGTGGACGAAGCTCTTCCAGAAGGCGCGGGAGGTATCGGCCACATTGCCGTTCGGGGTGCTGGCGGAGTTTCATGGGCGGTTGGTGACCCCCCTTCCGTCCCCCCAAATAGAAGAACGCAATTTGGGGGGAAACCTGGCGGAAGCAAGAGCGCCGCAGGGCGTGTTCGACCCGCAGATCCAGGCGCTGCTGGAGATCGCTGCCGAGTTCCTGTATGACGACGGATTGAACATATCCGGGCGCATCTGGCGCATGGACCGCGATGCGCGCGATGGCATGAATCAGGTCATTTCGCTGGCGGTCTCGGAGGGCAAATCGGCCTGGCAACTGGCAGGTGAGCTGGAAGAGTTCCTGGGCGCGGATGCAGACTGCCCGCGCTGGACATCCACCAGGCTGTACAAACGTTCTAAGAAAGACATCGCAGCCGGGGATATGACCGGGCTGATCACGAATCCCAATTGCGACGGGCAGGGCGTGGCCTACAACGCGCTGCGCCTGGCGCGCACCGAAATCCAGAAGGCGCATGCGCTGGCCACAGACCGTGTGATGGCCAACTCGCCCTGGGTCGAGAAGGAAAAGATCAACCTGAGCGCGCAGCATCCAAAACGGGATATTTGCGATGATGTGGTGGAGGCAGGAGAAGATGGGGAGGGGGTGTACGAGAAGGGCGAGATCGAGCTGCCGCTACACCCGAACTGCCTGTGCTACAAGACAGCCGTGCTGATGCCGGATGAAGAATTCACGAGTAAATTGAATGCTTGGATGAAGGGTGAAGATACATCCCCTGATCAGTTCACGTGGGAGCAAGATGAGGACTCAGACTCAGCCCCCGAACAGGACTTTTTGGCTGAAATGGAAGCGTATGCACAGTTTTTGGGCGTGGAGGCTAACGAGGTGGCGATTATGGACTTATCGAACACGAACCCGCTGATCATGCTGGTCCAGTGGCTGTTTGGGGAGGTATTGAAATTATGATCCCGCACGCTCCGACACGTAGCAAGGAAGGTGCGGGATGACCCCGCCAAGACTGCTCAAACTGCCGGTGGACGCTTTTGCCAGGCGAGAGCACTACCTGGACCATATCCTGCCCGTATGGAACGCCCTGAAGCCTTCTACGCGCGGGAAGTTCTACGTGCCAGAGAACCTGGCAGCTTACGCGCGCTCACAAGGACTGGAACCGGCTATCGCACAGCAGATCGGGCATGACGTGATGCGCGTGTACCCGGACGGGCTGGGGCCGCTGATCGTGGCGGCCTACGGCGATATGATTTGCGCGATCCGCAGGGTGCCGCAGCGCCCGATCCTGTTTATGGAGCATGGCGTGGGGCTATCGTTTGGGAAGAACCCGGCCTATGCGGGCGCTGGCGGTACGCGCAAGCGCATCGATCTGTTCCTGGACCCGAACGAGCATGTGCGCGAGAAGAACCGGAGCACCTTCCCGAAAACCGCGGGTGCCATAATCGGGACGCCCTGGCTAGATAATATCAGCAAACAGCTATCAGCTTTCAGCGGTCAGCGCAGAAACGGGCACAAGCCGGTGGTGTGTATTTCTTTCCACTGGAACGGGGAGGAAGTGGCGCCGGAAGCCGGGAACGCTTTCAAGTATTACGCGGAGGTGATTCCAGCACTGGCAAAATGCAAGGATTTCAAGCTGATCGGTCATGGTCACCCGCGCTACCGCTTCGTGCTGGAGCCTTTTTATCGCGAGCACGGCATCCAGGCTGTGTGGGATTTCAAAGAAGTAATGCGCCGGGCGGACGTGTATGTGAACGATAGTTCGTCCACACTTTATACCTTTTGTATCACCGGCAAGCCGGTGGTGATCCTGAACGATCCCAAGTTTCGCAAGAGCAAGCACTGGGGCATCCGCTTCTGGGAGTACAGCGACGTGGGGCCGCAGGTGGAGCACCCGTCAGAGTTGATGGAGGCCATCCGAAACCAGGTGGGGGCTTCACAGGGCGGAGCTGACCCGTATGCCAAGGCACGGAAGAAAGCCGTGCGCGCGCTGTATCCGCACCTGGGGAAGGCCGCCAAGCGAGCCGCGCGGGCCATCGAAGAATTCACTGGCCGCAGGCTGCCGAAGCTGCGTAAAGTGCGCACCCGGCAACGCGAAACGGTGGGCATCATCTATATGGCATTTGGAAAACCAGCGGTCGAGGGCGTGATGAGTTCGGTCAACTCGCTGCGCAGGCTGGGGCTGGACGTGCCGATCTGTATTGTGGGTGATACACCCATCGAAGGCATGCGTTTCGTTGAATGGACCGGTCAGAGCCCATTCGACCCGAGCTGCGCGCGTAACTTCCAGTTCCGGGCTGGGCGTATCAAGCCAGGACTGTGCGCGCTGACCCCCTTCGAGCGTACGCTGTACATCGACGCGGATACCGAGTTCCTGTCAACGAAAGTGTTGAAGGGCTGGCACTTCCTGGACGATCACGATATGGCGTTGGCGCGCGAAAAGCTGGAGATCGGGCAGCTCTACAACAAGCCGCGCGCGGGCTGGGAGATCAACATCCAGGAACGCGACGCCACCATCCAGGAGCTGGGCGGCGATGTGAGCACGCCCTTCCTGAACAGCGGGGTGATTTTCTTCCGCAAGAACCAGGCTGTGATGCGCGTCTTCAGGGCCTGGGGCGAAGCCTGGCTGGAGTGGCAGCAATGGGACGAGCAGCTCTCGCTGATGCGCGCCATGTACCGCGTGGGCTCTGGCGTGAAGGTCAAGCAGTTGAGCGTGGACTGGAACCACCCGCACCGCGACCAGGCGCAGATCATCTTCCACAACTACGGCAGGGGACCGGTGAGGAGCAACCTTGAACGCGTTACGGCATAAGCACCCCGGTGAGACCTGCTGGATCGTGGGCAAAGGTCCGTCTTTGCGTTATTTGCGCGCCGAGCATTTCGGCCAGGGGCCGGTGATCGCACTCAGCCATGCCATCATGCCGGTACAGGAGCTTGGATTGCCGAATCCGCTGTATTTGTGGGAGAAGGACGGGCGGGACGGTTTCGAACCAATCCATATGGATGTGACCATCATCTTACAGGCCGGGGAGGATTATTCCGAACATCGCTGGCCGGAGCATCCCAGGCGCGTGATCGCGGACCCGGAACAGGAGATGAATTTCCTGGCGCCCGAGATGAGCATTCGTATGGCCGTCGTGATGGCGCACGTTATGGGCTGTACTGAGATTGTTTTTGTGTGCTGCGATTCACTGATCAGCGAAGATTATCGCAGGCTGGACGTGATGAGCGGAAAAATCGTGGAAGCCAACGAAGGCGCTTACAGGAGGATCAAACCAATTTTATTCGAAGATTTGAACGCATCTGGAATTGCGCATCGATTTGTCTTACCGGAGGCTGAGTTATGAGCGTGATCGATTACGAACTGGTATTTTCGAAAGTTCCATCCTGGACCAGCATCGCCGAGCGCGAGAAGCTGGCCGAGCTGGCTGAAGGTGTTCCCGCGGGCGGGCAGATCGTGGAGATCGGCGCGCTGTACGGCGGGATGACCATTGTGATGGGAACCGCCAACCGCGAAGCCAGGATCACATCCATCGACAACTTTAGCTGGACGCCGCCAGGGTATGAAGAGCGACCGGCCTGCAAGGCAGAAATGGAACGCAACCTGGCTGAATTCGATGTGGTGGCTGAGATCATCGAAGGCGACAGCCGCGTGATCGGGCCTGCCTGGGATGCGCCCATCGACCTGCTGTGGATCGACGGCGGGCATAGCTACGAGTTCGTGCGCGCTGATTTGGAGAACTTCGCGCCGCACGCGCAAGTGGTGGCGCTGCATGATTGGGACAACCCGGCTTGGCCGGATATCCGCCAGGCGGTAGAAGACTACAATGATCATCATCAAAATTGGAAGATTGCAGAAGTTGTCGATATGGTCATAGTTTTGAAGAGGGAGAGATGACCGTCCAGGCTGATATTGTCGCTGTGTTGGAAGCCAGCTCCCCGCTGATGGCGGTCCTGACCGGGGGTGTGTATGAGCAGGACGAAGTGGGCGAGATCTCGCGCCAGGCCACGGCGGACGCTTTCGACAGCAACGGCGAGCTGAAACCCTGCGCACTGGTGGCCGAAGGCACCGAGCTTCCACGCGGCGGGATCGATCACAGTGGCCAGGGCGTGAGCGTACAGACGCCGGTCAATATCTATTTTTACGAGCGGGTCGGTTACGAGAATATTGCAGCCGCAATGGACCTGAGCTTCACGCTCTTGAACGGCCAGAAAATCGGGAGTTCCACCTTCCGCGTGGAATACGAGAACGCGGTCAAGAACCAGGTGGATCAGTCACTGAAGAACGCCAGCCTGGGCGTGCAGCGTTTCATGGTGGTGCGGTTGAGAAGCTGACCTCCTGTGACATAAGGAACAAGTATGGCTAAGAAGAAGCTAATCGACGTGAGATATATCGGGCTGAGCACGGTGCGAATCATTCATCCGTATCGTTGGGATCCAACCAACGATTACGTGCAGTCCGTCTCGTTAGAAAAAGCCGCCGAGCTGGTGACCTACCCGGGCGCGCAGTTCGAGCTGGTCGATCCGGCGGGCATGCCGGAGATCGTATCGTTTGTAGAGGGCGATTCCCGCCCTGTTAAAGAGTTGAAAGCGAAGCGGCGGAAGACCAAGTAACCGCCCTTCGACTACGCTCCCTGGCGGTCGCATCCGCTCAGGGACTAAAAGGAGTGAACTATGAGTGCACCAAACCCCGCTTACCCCTTTGGGCTCCACAGTATCGTGGTGACCAACATCAGCGGTGCATCACAGGTATCTTTGCCCACTGCCAACCGCATGATGGTCAAAGAACGCCTGCAGACCGGCGAAGCCGAGGGCGATGACAAGCTCGCCGCTATCGCGTCCACGGTGCTGGCCGCAGAGTGGGAACTGGAAACCAAAGGCATCAGCCTGGAAGCCTGGGCCATTATGACTGGCCGCACGCTGACCACCACCGGCAGCTCGCCAAATGAAATAAAAAGCATGGTCCAGGACGGCAGCGAACGTATGCCGTACTTCAAGATCTACGGCAAGAGCCTGGGCGAAGGCGATGACGACGTGCATGTACTGCTGTTCAAATGCAAGATCACCGACGGCATCGAATTCACCAACCAGTTCGGCGAATTTGCAGGCCCGACCGTCAAAGGCATCGCGGTTGACGACAATACCAATGGAATCTCGAAGGTAGTCATCAACGAGACCGCCACAAGTATGCCGGGTTCGTAATGGCGAAGAAGTCCGAAGAAAAAGGACGGCTGAACCAATCCCAGGCGGCCAAGCGCGCTAATTTGGCTCAGTGGCGCGCCAGCCGCACCCACGCGATCGAAGACCTGCCCAGCGGGCTGCCCATCGTGGTGAAGGACGTGTCGCTGCAAGACCTGGTCATGATGGAAGATGTTGAGATCCCGAATACCCTGCTCGATATGATGTTCGACAATGACGAGAAGCAGGCTATGTTCGCGGACGACGCGCAGAGCGACAGCCAGGTCATCCTGGAGATGATGCGCAACAAGACCGAGTTCAACCAGCTCCTGAACGAGATGGTGCGCGCCTGCCTGGTCTCGCCGCCTTTGGGCGACAAACCGGACGACGAGCACATCACGCTCGACGAGCTCTCGTTCGCCGATAAGATGCACATCTTCAACTTCCTGAACCGGGATGCCCAGGCGGTGCGCCCCTTTCCTGACGAGGCTGACGCTGAGACGCTTCCACGGCCTGTCGGAAGCGTACAGGAGAAGGCCGAGCAGCCTGCTTGAGTTCGAGACCGAGTGGGGCGCCTGGCAGTTCGATGAGGCCTGCCTGGCTGCCGGAAGAGCCGCTGAGTTGGCCGCTGTTGAGAATAGCGGCCAGCGCTCAGCAGTTAGCGGTCAGAAAAACGGTAGAAACGCCGCTCTGCAATTCAGGAGCCTGAAAGGGCGGGCTGTGGAGAAGGTGCGTGTGAAAGCGGACGGAACCTGGAATTGAAATGTGTGATGAAATGATGTATAATCTCGATAACA